ATATAGAAATTTAGGTCAAAGAACAATATTTGAAAGTGATAGCGTTTCTGTATATGTTCAAAAAGTAAAACGTAAAGAAAATGGTTCACAGGGTGATTTTATGATAGCGCCTGATTATAGAAATGGTGGTGTCTATAAACCAATTGACAAAGAAAAACAACGTTTTGAAGTTATAAAAGATGATATTCCATTTTAATTTTTTTATCTTTATAAAAAATTTTTTATGTATGACTTCTCTATTACATATATTTATGGCATTGGCATAGGAATATACTACTCAAATGAAGAAATTGAAGAAGTACAAACAATAGCAGATGATATGAGGCACACTTTACAAATTGCTTTTTTTATCATAATGATTAATATTAATTGGTATACAAATGAATAAATTAAAATTAGACGTAGATAAAATTAAAGAAAACGTCAACAATCCAAGAATAATAAATAAAGGAAAATATGAAAAGTTGTTGGAAAGTTGCAGAACTTTTCCTGAAATGTTAAGCGCAAGACCAATAGTAATAGATGAAAATAATATAATACTTGGTGGAAATATGCGTTTTAAAGCCTATAAAGAATTAGGTTATACAGAGATTCATGTTTTTCAGATTAAAGGTTGGTCAGAACAACAAAAAAAAGAATTTATAATAAAAGATAATTCAAACTTTGGAGATTGGGATTGGGATATTTTAGGTAACGAATGGGATAGACAAGATTTAGTTGATTGGGGTCTTGTTTCTGAATTTGATGAGGTTTTTGACGAAGATGATTTTTTTAATAATGATCAATTAGAAAATGATGTTACAATTGAATTAAAAATGAGTAAACAAAAACATATTCAAATTAAAAAAGATTTAGATAAACTAACAAATGATAAAAGTATTAAATGCAAAATAATGTCTTAAATGTTTTTGTGTATTTAATGTTCTCAGTGGACATTATTAATAAAGATAGTAATTACGTAATCGTAAAAAAATTATGTAATGAATTAGTTAAAAACAAACGTTTTAATTTTTTTTTATTACTTGATAAAAATAGAAAATATTATAAAGATGATTTAGATGAAAATATAAATGTCATTTATGTTCCTTTTCCGAAATCAAAAAAAGAACAAGTAATACATTTTAATTCTAACATTATAAAACAATTGTCTAATAAATATCAAATAGATATTTGGTGGAATAATGTAGTAGAACAAGGACATCATTTAAAATTTTTTCAAGACACTTACGATTATAGATGGAAAGTATTGAATTATCACCATTATGTTATACATGATAGTTTACCATCAACCTATTACGCTACATGTCCACATATAAAATTAGATCAAATTGTTGGTTCAATGTTGGTTGATTTAAATTATTTCCATAGCAAATGGTGCCGACAAATGTTTCAAGAAGAAATTGAAAAAGTTCTAACTTCTAATGAAGTTTCAAAACTTTCGCAAAGTTGCACAACTTTAACAGGTGGTTATGTAGAAAAACAACTTAAAACTTCTAAACACGATCAATTTACATTTATATACAATCACAGATTACAAGGATATAAAAATTGGAAAATTACTTTTGAAATATTTGAACGTTTATCTAAAAAACATGATTTTAAAGTTATTGTAACAGGTAACAATGAAAACATGAGCACTATAGTAAAATATCCATTTGTAATTGTAAAAACCTTTAACAATCATGAAGAATATTTAATTGAATTATCTAAATGTCATGCAAACGTAATAAACTCACAACACGAAACTTATTGTATTAGTTTGGCAGAAAGTATTGTTCATGATCAAGTCATAGTGGCACCAAGACGTTGCACGTTTCCTGAATTGTTAGGCGAAAAATATAAATATTTGTTTGATAATGAAATTGAGCAAGAAAAAATGTTAGAAGATATATTAGCAAATAACATTAGAGAATTTAAACACACAACAAAGAAAAAATTAATGCTTAGTAATCATGTTAAAAATTTTCAAAAATTGTTATTATCTCTACCTGACGAAAGAGAAAATGTACTTGATCACGTAAAAGATAGAAGAAAAGCCAAACAAATTAAGAACTATTTAAATAAAAATGAAATTAATTTTAAAGAATTTAAGTTATTTTTACATTCAATAAAATTATCTGCTCAGGCATTTAACAATACAAAAATTAAATTAGTGCTTGATCAAGAAAATTTTAATTATAATTTAATGTTGGATAAATATGTCAAAAAAGAAACCAAAAGTAAACAAAATTGAACAACATAAAAAAGCAATTATTGTTGCGTTAGAAAAATCATTAGGCGTGGTAACAAGTGCATGTAAACAAGTTGGTATTGGACGAACCACTTTTTATAATTATTACAATGATGACAAAAGTTTTCGTGATCAAGTAAATGACATAAGTGAAATAGCAATTGATTTTGCAGAAAGTCAATTACATAAACAAATACAAGATGGTAATACATCAGCGACAATATTCTATTTAAAAACAAAAGGAAAAAAAAGAGGATATATTGAACGTTCTGAAATACAACACGATGGAATAGTTAAATCAACAATTATAGAATGGAAGCCACCAGAACAATTGAACAAAGATGTAACCGACAATTTTACGACCTTATCAAATCAAACAAACGATTTAAAATCCATCAAGGAGGAACAAGGTCAGGAAAAACAGTCGCAATCTGTCAATATTTAGTTTATTTGATTACAAGTACTAAAAGTACTTTTACAATCTCTGTAATACGTAAAACTTTACCTGCATTAAAAGGATCAGTATTAAGAGATTTTTTAAATATATTACACGAAACAGGTTTGTATTGGTTAGGTCAGCATAACAAAGCAGAGAATACATTTACTTATAATGGTCATTTAATTGAATTTTTATCTGTTGATGAACCACAAAAAATACGTGGACGAAAACGTGATATTGCTTTTTTAAATGAAGCAAATGAATTAACAATTGAAGATTTTAGACAAATCAATATGAGAACTATCCAACAAGTGATTGTTGATTTTAACCCATCTGATCCAATACATTGGTTATATAATGATTTAATACCAAGAAAAGACGCTGACACTTGGGTAACCACCTATAAGGATAATAAATTTTTATCAAAAGATTTAGTTTATGAAATAGAGAGAATGAAAAACAGAGATCCTGATTATTGGAGAGTATATGGTGAAGGATTAAAAGCAATATTTACTGCAAGACAAATTTTTAACAATTGGAATTTTATTGACTTTTCTGAATTTCCTGCGTTTGATTTATCAATTGATGGTGTTTTAGGTATTGATTATGGTTATACAAATGATAGCACCGCAGTTGTTCTTGTATTTAAACAAAATGATAAATTATTTATTCATGAAATCTTATATAGCAAAGGGTTAACAAATCAAGATATTGTTGAAATATTAGAAGAAAAAAATTATAATGATGTTTTGTCTTTTGCAGATAGTGCTGAACCGAAATCAATTGAAGAAATGAAACGATTAGGTATGCTAATAAAACCTGCAGTAAAAGGACAGGGATCAGTAATGGCAGGAATAAGTAAATTAAAAGAGTTTGAAATTTATGTAAGCAATCAATCAACAAACATAAAACGAGAATATAACGCTTATTATTGGCAAACATTAAAAGATGGTACCATTATAAACAAACCTGTAGATAGAGAAAATCACGCTATGGATGCTATTCGATATGCAGTTTATTCAAATTATGGTAAAGCAGAAAATTTCTTTGTAATTTAATTACTATTTTTGTACAAATAAATATTTATAAATGGGACTACTTGACAGGTTTGGAAAATTATTATCAAAAAATTTCCAACAAACTAACACGCAATTTAATCGAGCAATATACAATTACTTAGGACAATCAGTAATTTTTAATCCTGAAAATGATGACACTTATATAAACAAGGGATATAGATTTAATTCAACAGTTTATTCAATAATTAATTTAATAAATAAAGCTGCTTGTACTATACCATTAAATGTTTATGAAATAAAAAATGAAAATGAGTTAAAAAGATATAAATCACTAACGTATGGTTACCAAACTTCTGCAAGTTTACAAAAAGCGCAAATGATACAAAAACACGCTTTAACAGAATTAGCTCATACTGATATACATGAACTATTAGAAAGACCAAATCCTGCACAAAGTTATAGTGCGTGGATTCAGGAAGTTATCTCTTTTGGTAAATTAACTGGTAATCGTTACATATATGGTATAAAACCTGATACAGGACCAAATCAATCTAAATTTAAAGAATTGTATGTTTTGCCAAGTCAAAATGTAGAAATAAATAGTGGTGGTATATTTGATCCCATTAAATCATATACTTTAGATTATAATGGTCAGTATCATATTGAAGCTGCAGATGTTTGTCATATAAAAGATTTTAATCCTTACTATGATGGTACAGGATCGCACCTGTATGGAATGAGTCCTTTAAAGGCAGGGTTAAGAGCTCTTGACACAAACAACGAAGCGGTTACTACAGGTGCAAAATATTTACAAAATCAAACTGCCAGAGGGGTTTTAATGTCTGAGGAGGGTGATTTAAATGAAGTACAAGCGCAACAATTAAAAGAAAAATTTAGAAATACTTATGCAGGAAGTAAAAATGCAGGTGATATAGTCATAACACCAAAAAAATTATCATGGATAAATTTTGGTATGTCTGCAAGTGATTTATCTCTTATAGAACAATACAACGCAAGTATAAAAGATTTATGTAATATTTATTCTGTTCCTGTTACTTTATTAAATAATACAGAATCTTCAACTTATAACAATGTAGTCGAAGCTAAAAAAAGTTTATATCAAAATTGTATTATGCCTGAACTAAATAAAATTCGTGATGAATTAAACAGATGGTTAATACCTGCTTATGGTGATAAATTATATTTAGATTTTGATTATACAAATATTAGTGAATTACAAGAAGAAATGGATAAAGTTGTTGATCAAATGAGTAAATCTTGGTGGTTAACACCTAACGAGAAAAGACAAGCAATGAGTTATAGCGTTGACGCTGATAATGAAGTGTTAAACAATTATTATATGCCAATGAATTTAATGCCATTAGAGGAAGATATGATTGTAAATGAAAATGAAGAAAAAAGTGTTGATATTGATTATAATAAATTTTATAAGATAAAAAACGAAATTCGTCAAGATGTATTTACAACTGAAGAAGAAGCACAAAAACGTGCAAATGATTTAGGTTGTAGTGGAATTCATAGTCATAACACAGAAGATGGTATGATTTATATGCCATGTAAAACACATGAAGAATATATTGAAATAACAGGTGAAGATGTTAAAGGAGAAAATGACGAAATGGAAATTAAACCTGTTAAACCTGGTAGCGCAGTTGAAAGGGGTTTAAAAAATAAAGTTTCTGAACACAATGAAAAATATGGTGATAATCCAACAAAAAAAGCAACTTATTCAATGGTACAATCTGTTTTTAATCGTGGCATTGGTGCATATAGAAACAATCCATCATCAGTAAGACCAAGTGTAACAAGTGAAGATCAGTGGGCTTATGCAAGAGTAAATTCATTTTTATATGCGTTGCGAACAGGTAAATATAGAGGTGGCAAACATGATGGTGATTTATTTCCAAGTGGACATCCTTTAAGTAGTAAAAAAAAAAATCTAATAACTAAACAAACTTATAATAATTATCCACAAGGTGCTTCAAACAATGCTAAACGAATGTTAGGTTGGCGCGAAAAATATGGACGTGATGTAGTTAAGGGTGGAACATCTGTTGGTTGGCAAAGGGCAAACCAATTAGCAAATAGAGAAAATTTATCTCTATCAACAGTAAAAAGAATTCATAGTTTTTTATCAAGACACAAAGAAAATGCTAAAATTAATCCTGATTTTAAAGGAGAACCATGGAGAGATAGAGGTTATGTAGCTTATAATTTATGGGGTGGTAAATCAATGGTATCATGGGCAAAACGTATTTCAGAAAATGAATAAAGAACAAGTAAAAAAATATCAAATAGGTTGGAACAATCAATTAGATATTGGTGAAAAAAAACAACAAAGAATATTTAGTCAATATTTAAGAAAACAATATTTTATTGGTGTTGATCGTTTTTTAATAAGTCGACAAATTGAAAATACAGATGATTTATTTGCAATAAATGATTTTATTGATTTATATAAAAATTTATATGTAGATATAGGTTTACGCATGGCAAATTGGTATTCTAATAATCATAAAAAATATTTAACTAAAAATTTTCATGATGATCAATTAGATCTTTGGCAACAAAAATTTTCTTTTATTGGTGAAACAATTGCAGCGCAAAGGGTAGTTAGTGTATCAGGCAACAGAAAAAAGGAGTTGATTAAGGTTTTAGGACGTTTCATGTCTTTACCTGATTTTCAAGTAATGAATGAAGTACCTGCAGGACGTTTGTTAAGAAAGAAATTTCGTCAATTAAGCGTTTCTAATGCTAAACGTATAATTAGAACAGAAAGCGTAAATGCTGGTAATTTTGCCACTAATCAAAGTGCAATTGATATATTTGGTGCTCAAAATTTAAAAAAACAATGGATTGCTTCATTAGATGATAGAACAAGAAATGCACACGCACAGGTAAATGGACAAGTAGTAAACATGAATGAAAAATTTGTAGTAATGGGTGAATTGTTGGCACACCCTGGCGATAGTGCTGGTTCAGCAGGTAACGTAATAAATTGCAGGTGTACGAACGCACCAGTGCCAATTTAATTTTTAATTTAACTATATTTGTAAAATGGAAAATCACTTAATATATAAAACAAGTCCAATGGGCGAAATCGCTGACATTGACGAAAAAAGAGGTATTGTAAAAGGTTATGGTTCAATATTTGGTAACGTTGACGCTGATGGAGATATAATGGCAAAGGGTGCTTTTGCTAAAACTATTATGGAGAATGGTGATCGAGTTAAATATTTATATCAACACAAAATGGATCAACCAATTGGTAAAATGGTTAATATTTATGAAGATGAAAAGGGCTTAATGTTTGAAGCAGAAATTGCTAAAACAAGATTAGGTGAAGATGTTATTGAATTAATAAAAGCAGGAATTATTACAGAAAATAGTGTTGGTATTATGCCGATAAAAAAAGAACAATGTCCTGATGGAACAAATCCACCATGTTACAGAAAATTAACAGAAGTTAAATTGTATGAAATTAGCGCAGTAACATTAGCTTCAAATGATGAAGCAAAAATATTAGATGTAAAAGGATATACAGATAAAGAAAACATTTATAACCGATATGACACACTAATTAAATTAATTAGAAAAGGTGATATATCAGATGAGTTAGGTTTTGCTATTGAAGCAGAACTAATAAAATTAAAATCAATTTTTACCGATTTTACCACTTTGCCGACAGAAATAGAAGTCACAGAGCCGATAGCAGTGAAAGATGATTCTAATAAAGTATCCAATGAGATATATAAATATTTGTTTAATAAATTAAATTCGTAAAAAAAATGGACGATAATATTAAAGATCAATTAGACCAAATAGGTGGTTTAGTTGACGAAAAAATAGAAAAAGCCATGAACGCTGCTAAAGATAATGCAAAAGGTGAAGTAGAACACACGTTAAAAAGTGAAATCGAACACCTTCAAAATTCTTATGTAGAAAAGCAAGATCAATTAAATAAAAGATTAGATTCAATTGAAGTTTCAAGTAAAAAATTAGCTGAAGCAACGACTGAACCAATGTCTTTTAAATCTGCTTTGATAGATGCGTTTGATGGTGGTGCAATTGAAAGTCTAAAAAAAGGAAATTCAAGAGCAAGTAGTTTTGAGGTAAAAGCCGACATGACAACTGGGGCAGATTATACAGGCGAAGTAATCGCTGCAACAAGAGTTCCGGGCATTAAGTTTGATCCTTCAAATACTACTCATATAAGACAGATGGTTCCTAATGGAACAACAAATTCTGACTTAATTAGATATATAAAAGAAAGTGCATATACACAAGGCGCTGCTGCTAAGGCAGAGGGTGCTGCTTTAGGTCAAACTGACTTTAATTTGACTGCTTCAACTGCACCAATTGAAACTATTGGTACATATCTAAGAGTATCAAGACAAATGTTAGAAGATACTGAACAATTAAGTTCGTATATTTCTGCAAGAGTGCCAAGTAAACTTATGGCAGTCGAAGATGATCAATTATTAGGTGGTAATGGTACTGCACCAAACTTACATGGTTTAAGAAATACTGCAACTGCATGGAGTACAGGTTTGTCTGGCTTTGGCGCTGCAGATTTTGCTACACCACAACAGTTTGATGTTTTAATTACTGCAATGAACCAAATTGCTAAATTTAACTATGCTGCTGATAATATTTTATTAAATCCAACAGATTTCCATAAGATTTTATCATTAAAAGATTCTGATAACAGATATCTTAAAGACCAAGTATATCAAGGTCTTCAACCAACTTTTATGGGAGTACCTGTAAAAATTAATACTGCAATGGCAGAAGGTGAATTTATCGTTGGTAATTTCGCACAAGCTGCTCAAGTATGGGTTAGAGAAAACGTAAACGTAGAATTTTTTGAGCAAGATACTGATAACGTACAAAAGAACTTTATCACGATCAGAGTGCAAGAAAGAATTGGTTTTACAACGTATTTACCAAACGCTTTATGTAGAGGATCATTTGCAACAGTTATAGCAGCTCTATAATTAGTTAGCAATGGGAAATTAAAAAGGGGGCTTTTTGTCCTCTTTTTTTTGTAATATATATTAAAATATATTTTATAATATGAAATATTTTATGTATATTTACATATAATTTAAAAACAATAAAAATGCAAAACGTAAAAGAATTAAAATCATCAAATAAGCAAAACACAATAATAAGAGTTGGATTAGAAACTTTTATCCCATCAGAAATTTTAATGATCATGGCAGGATATAAAGCAAAATTATGTAACTATACTGAATTTTATAGAACTACTTATTTAATATTCGAAGGAAAATATTCTGATTTAGAAAGAATGTTTGATAACAATGAATTTTGCGATACAAGTACATCAAATGTAAATTCTATGGATTCATTTGAAAAATACATATTAAAAAATAGAAAATAAATAATAATGGGGGTGTAAATCACCCCCGTATAATTATAATAAAATAATATGAAAACAGAATTTAGAACAATAGGATATTTCGAAGATTGTTATCAAAATGGTAAATTTATTGGAACACGTCTTTGCGACAAACAACCCAATAGATTATTTGGTTATAAAGGACGTGAAACAAAACATACAAACGTTATTATAGAATTAGATCGTGGTAAAAAAATTAAACCAGGTGTTTATAAAACATCTTATAATAGATTATGTGGTAAATATATTGGATCGCAAGAAGAAAAAATAAATTCGATCATAGCACAAAACATTAGACAAAATATTACAAAAATATAAGTATGCGTTTAAATAAATTGGAAAAAGAAACAATACGTAAATGGTTAAAAACTACACCAAAAGATAGATTGTTGCAAAAGAAAATAAAAGAGTGGTGGATAATTGGACCTGCTATATTTACTTTTTGGTTAATAATGTTTATAAATTGGATTATGTCATGATTAAATTAATTGATCCCATAAATAAAGAATTAAGAGATTGTAAAAAAAAATGGAATAATGAAGATTATTTCTTTATTATGAATTTAACTAAAAAAATATATGATCGATTACAAGAGATAAAAAGCAGATAATTACGTTTTTTTCATACAGGTTTTTAATTAGTCAAAGTGGGTTTCTGTTTATCCCACTTTTTTTTTTACTAATTTTGATTCGTGGATAATAATGCACGTGGTTGTTTTGCAGAATACCAATTTGGTATTGAATGTCTTAAAAGAGGAATTATTGTTTCTTATCCTTTATTAGACGCTTGTGTTTATGATTGTATAGCAGACACAGGTCAAGACATCTTTCGAATTCAAATTAAATCCACTGCTAAAGACATACAAGAACACAGAAATACAGTTCAAGCAAATTGGCACACAAGTTATTCCACTGATCATGTAGATTACTTTGCAGTTTATGTTTCAATCTTTCAAGGATTCTTTATTTTTAAAAATAATGGACAACAGCAATCAATTAGAGTTAGCTTAACTAATGAAAATTCAAAATTTTTTAATAACTTTGCTTTTAAATAGTTTTTAAATTTGTATTCTTTTCAAAAATGGGCTTCAAGTAAGTCCATTTTTTTTTTGCTTAAATTTGTAATAAATAAAAGACATGGAATATTATAGTGATAAACTCGAAAGGTTTCATACTCAAATAAAAATTAATTCAACCACAGGCTCTGAAGTTGTCTCTACTACTAATGCTAAAGATTATATGAGAGTAGACACAAGTGCTGATGATACATTAATTGGACAGATGATCGTCCAAGCAAGAGTGTGGATTGAAAATTATCTATCAAGAGATATTGTATCTAAAACAAGAAGTTTATATTTAGCAACAGTTAACGAAAGATTTAGTTTACCATTTTCACCAATTGCGTCTGTTCAAACAATAACAATTGATGGCACAACCACTACAAATTTTCAAACGTATGGTTTAAATGAGTTGATCGTTGAATTAGAAGATTTACCAAGTGAAAATGTTATAGTGAATTATACAACCACAGGATTTAATAATGATTTAATTAAACAAGCAATGCTACAATTAGTTAGTACTTACTATGATTATAGGACAGATTTCGTGGAAGGTAATTTAAATATGATCCCAACAAACGTAAGAAATATTTTAAGTTCAGAAAAATCAATGTTTATATAATGCAACCAGGTAAATTAGATAAAAGAATTTTGATCAAAAGATTATCAAAAACTGCAGATGGTTTTGGTGGTTTTACTTCTACAAATGCTACAAATAATACGATTTGGGCTAATTTAAATTATACAGGTGGATTAGTAGAAAATAAAAGTGGTCGGAAAAAAAGGAATTTGCAAGTAGAAATACTTGTAAGAAAAGACACTGCAGAAAATATTTTAATTACAGATTTATTGCAAATTGAAAACGTAAATGGGTTTTTTCAAATTAACGATATGTTTAATAGTGATTATAAATATTATACTACAATTACAGCAACTAAAAGAGAATAAATGCAATTAAAACTAAATTTAAGTGATAAACGTAAATTGGTGCGTAAATTAGAACGTCTTGAAAAATTATCAACTGACGATTTTAGATTATTATTATTTCGATCAGGTTTTACCATAGCAAAAGATATTAAATTACCTCCAATTCCTGTTGATACAGGTAATTTAAGAAGAAATGTTAGATTTGATGGTAAAAGTATTCGTTCAGACGCTAAATATAGTGGATTTCTTGAATTTGGTACAAAATTTATGGTAGCACAACCTTTCTTTTATTTTAAAGTTAACAAAGGAATAAAAACATTAATTGCAAACGTTGAAACAAAAATAAAACAAATCATAAGATGAAAGAGTCTATACATTTTATAAGACAGAAAATTTTTACAAGATTAAATGGAAATGTTTCACATGGTGGTTCAAATGTTCCTGTCTTTAACAGAGTTCCAAGTACACAAGATGAACCATATATAATTATAAATTCTTTAAACGAGCAAGATGTAGATGTAAACCAACAAAAATTTATTACTGAATGTACTACAAGAGTTGAAATTGTAACAGGATTCTTTTCAGATGATGGTGGTGAATTACAAGCAAATCAAATTGTAAATAGTGTTTTACAATTGTTAAGGACAAGTAAAACAGATTATTTTGATTTAAGTTCAAATAATTTTAACGTTTATTCTTTTAGCGTTGATAATATAACTTATACCGAAGACGCTGACGAAGAAAAAACATATTTTAAAGCATTAATCGATATTTCAAATAAAATACAACAATTATAATATTATGGCAAAAACAAAAAATTTTAGTAATCATATAAGTTGGAAAGAAGCAATAGGTTCTGCAACTGCAAAAAAGTTAAAAATTGATAATACACCAAATGACGATCAATTAGAAAACATGAAAACATTAGCAAAAGAGTTTTTCGAACCATTAAGAGAAAAATGTGGTGTTCCAATCCGAATAAATAGCTTTTTTAGATGTGAAGAATTAAATCAAGCAATTTCAGGTTCTGCGACTACATCACAACACGTAAAAGGACAAGCAATTGATTTAGACGCTTCGAAGGGTATGACAAACAAAGAGTTGTTTTGTATTATTAAACAAGAATTTGACTTTGATAAATTAATTTGGGAACATGGCGATAGTGAAAATCCTGATTGGATACATGTTTCATATAGAAAAAATAATAACAGAAAACTTGTTTATCAAGCTACAAGAAAACCTGGCAAAGCATTCACTACATATCAATATTTTGATCTTTGTATTTGTGAAGATGAATGTAATATAAATGCAAATGAGTAAAGAAAAGAAAAAATTAAAAGATACTGCAGTAGGTAGGTTTTTAGCACAAGCAGGTTCTGGTATTATTAATAATTTAGGTGATGTTTTGCCTGATAAAGGTGTAATGGGTTTAGTTAAAAATTTAATTAAGAAAGACCCTGCGTTACCACCTGAGGATAAAGAAAAAGCATTAGCATTATTAAATCAGGATACTATTGAAATGCAAGAAGTGTCTAAACGTTGGTCAAGTGATATGCAAAGTGATTCTTGGTTAAGTAAAAATACAAGACCAATGGCGTTAATATTTTTAACTGTTGCAATGGTTTTATTAATATTTGTTGATTCGAGTGGTGTTGAATTTAGTGTTGATAATGGTTGGATTGATTTATTAAAAAGTTTACTTATTACTGTTTATGTAGCATATTTTGGTTCTCGTGGTGCAGAGAAATTTAAAAGTATAAGTAAATAAAAATGGTAAATATTAGACGACCAAAATTATTTGCAAAAGTTGAAAAACCTAAAAAGAAACGTAAAGGTGTCCATTCAAAAAACGCTTCACGTGGTCAAAATGGGTGGAAAAAAAAATATCGTGGTCAAGGTATAAAACGTTAATTTTTAATTTCTTATTTTTGTATAAAATTACAATAGCATGGCAACAGATTTATACTTTTCAGGAGATTTTCAAAAAGCAGCATTTGGACATAAGGGTTTAAGAATTTTAGGTTCAGGTGAAAGTTCAGTAGGTGGAGAAAAATTTTTAGCAATACAAGTTGTAGCTGACGCACAAGTGGATTTTACAAGTTCAGCAGGTGTTGGTGATACTACAGTTACAAATTTAGTTTTAGAAGCAGGATTTATATTTTATGGTGATCTAACATCAATTACAGTAGATAGTGGTAAAATTATAGCTTATTTACAATGATAGGATTATTTAATACTTTATCAAATGTTTCTAAAAAAATAAAATCACACATTGAAAAATATTGGAATGAGTGGTTTGTAAATTGGGAAAGTGAAAATACAAATTGGGATCAAGCACAATAAATAAAAAAATATGGCAAGTTTAACAGGTAATAAAATAAAAGATACTTATACATCACTACTTAAAGTTGGTGATAATGGTGCAATTGATGGATCAGCACAAGCTTTAAGTGATGGGGCAGGTAATACTGTTGGTTTAACTTTAACAAACGCAGGAGTTTTGGTTTCAACAACAAAAGGTACTTTAATTGGTACTTCTTCAACAGGTGAGATTGCTTCGGCATTAATTGCAGATAATGCGATTGACGCTACAAGATTTAATATTAGTGGTAATGGAACTGCAGGTCAATTAATACAATCTGATGGTGATGGATCATTTAGTTACGTTGCTGCTTCAAGTGGTGATATTACAGGGGTAACTGCAGGAACAGGTTTATCAGGTGGAGGAACAAGTGGTGCAGTAACATTATCTTTAACTGCACACACTGGGGACGTAACAGGAACAACTGCTTTAACTATTGCTAATGACGCAATAACAACAGTTAAGATTACTGACGCTAATGTAACTACTGCTAAAATAGCCGATAATAATGTAACTTTTGCTAAATTAGAAAATAGATATACTGCTAAGGTTGATATAACTACTTATACAGGTGCAGTATCTGTTGATTGGTCAGCAGGTACAACCTTTAAAATGGGAAGCAGTTTAACTGGTGCAATAGAATTTGATTTTACTAATTTTAAACAAGGTCAAGTAATTACTTTTTATAATCTAACAGGAAGTCAAACTATTACATTTGATTCTGACGCAGGAACAAGTGAAACTTTTAACAAGGTGGGTGGTGTTGATTATGATGGAAGTACTACAAATATGATCCAAGTAGAATGTATTGATGATTCTGCAAATGCTATTTTTAATTATTCAGTTGCAGCATATACATCAGACACGACACCAAGTTAATAGATAATAAAATAAAAATATGAAAGCAATAATTATAAATGACGATATAAAAATTTATCAAGAATTACCAAAATCTTGGGGAAATGTAATTGGTGGATTTAATCTTTTATCTGATGAACAACTACAATCCTATGGATTTTATGATGTAGTAAAACCTGATCATGATTCAAAAGTTGAAATATTATCAAATCTACATTTTGACGCAGATAATAATATTTTTACTTATGATGTAAATGATAAAAATTGGTCAGAAACTTTATCTGAATTAAAAGATTCAAGAATTACTCAATTAAATGAAAAAGCAAACCAATTACTTTCCAAAACTGATTGGGAAATTATAAGACAAGCAGATACAGGTCAAGAAGTTAATGAAGAAACTCAAACAGAAAGAAATGAAATAAGAGAAAATGTAGAATCTATAGAGGCAGAAATTAATGCTAAAACGACAAAAAAATCTGTAATGTCTTATATCATTGAATTATGAGTTTAAAGAAAAAATTTCTATTTAAAACTGTTGCAGGTTCTTCTGGACCTGCTAATACTTTTAACATAAAAACTTACACAGGTAACAGACCAAGTAATGTAACAGTTAATACTTTCGGATTTAATCCTGATTTAGTAGTAATTAAGGATAGAGATAATGCTGACCAATGGAGTGTTTTAGACACAACAAGAGGACAAAAGACTATGGCTTGGAACTCTACTGATGCAGATAGTGATTTTTCTGGAGGATTTGAATTTACATCAGGAGGGTTTATAGTAAAAAACACAGGTCAAGCAAATACAAATGGTGCTAAATTAGTTTCTTATGGGTGGAAAGCAGGAGGAGGAAGCACAAGTACTGATTCCAATGGAACAATTAATAGTACAGTACAAAATGATAATGCTGCAGGATTTAGTATTTCGCAATTTACAAATACTTCACCTGGAGGGTCTACAACAGTAGGACATGGATTAAAAGATGCAGATGGAAATGCAGCGACTCCAGATATGATAATTTTAAAAAGAAATGATGGGGCAGAGGATTGGTATTATTTTCATACTGCAATGGGTACATCAAAATTTATGAGAATTAACCAAACTGCAGGAATAGGAACTGCAACTAATTTGTTTAACACAGTAAATTCAACAGTATTTAATCCATCTTTTACTGGAGCAACAGGACAAGAATGTATTGCATATTCTTTTAGAAATGTATCTGGTTTACGAAGTCTTGGAAGTTACACAGGAGATGGAAATGTAGGTCAAGCTATTTCGTGTGGATTTCAACCTGATTATATTTTTATTAAGACAACAGTCGGAAATGATAATTGGAGATTGTATGATACTGCAAGAGGATTTACATCTGGTGGATTTATAGAACCAAATAGAACTGATGCAGAAGATACTGCAGACGCACCTCAATTAGCAGTTTCTGCAACAGGATTTTCAATTACATCTGGAGGTGTAACCGCAGGAAATAATGTTAATGGAAATCTCTATACATATTGGGCAGAAAAAATTGTAACATAAATTATGGCAAATTTAGATATTGAAGAAATAAAGAAAAAAAAATTTAACGTTAGCGTTGAAAATTTAATTACAATAGGAATGGTTATTGTAACAGTCACAGGTATGTGGTATAGTTTGCAAGGTGATATAGAGGAAGCGAAAAAATTACCTGAACCTGAAGTTTCAAGAACAGAATACGATTTAAAAGACCAATTAATTAGAGAAACAATAATCTCTACTGAAGAAAAGGTTGACGCTAATTCTGAAAAACTTGATAAAATAGATGAAAAATTATATTCAATAATTATAAAATAATGAGATCTCTAATATTAGCTTTATTTTTTAGTGTATTTAGTTATGGTCAAAATATGACAACAGTTCATTTTAATTATAAATGGAATGAAAGAAATAATTATAGTCAATTAAATAGATTAAAAAATACAAAAGTTCAGTATGCTTTTGTAGAAGATCAAAGCGATATTATAAAAAAATCTGTAAAATCAGTGCCAACAATAATAATATATAAAGATGGAAATCCAATTGCTAAATTTGAAGCAGGATTAACTATGAAAATAATTGTTAAATTAGATAGCATTCAAGCTATAATAAATAAATATAAGAAATAATGAATGGATTTGAACCAACACTATTAGGAATGATCACGTTAATTATTTCAGTAGCAGAGGTTAATGTAATTCTGCAATCAATTTTATTTTTATTAACTATAGTTTACACAGCATATAGAATATTAGAAATAACAAAAAAAAATAAATGACATGGCAAAGATATTTGAGTATTTAGCACAAAAGATTAGAAATTTCAATCGTTGGTTTATGATTAATTGGAATAATATAATCAAAAAACTATTATTTAAAATTTAACTATATTTGTAATAATAAAAACGAAATAAGATGGCAAGTACAGTATTCAACGGAACAAATTTATTAGTAAAGATTGCAGATGATGGTAGTAGTCCATCTACAATAGGACACGCTACGTCTTGTACTATTAGTTTATCAAATGAAATGTCCACAACAACTACAAAAGATTCTTCTGGATTTGCAGAGGTTATACCTGGCGTTAGATCAGCAGAAATTTCTTTTGATGGTTTAGTAGATTATACAGACTCTGTTGGTGGAACAGAAATTGCACACAAATTACTTACAAGACAAAAATGCGATTTCACATTTGGAACTGCTGCAACAGGAGATACTATTTACACAGGAGAAGGTTTTCTTTCTTCAGTAGAAATATCAGGGGCTATGGAAGAAGCAGTTACATATTCAGGAACAATTACAGTGACTGGTGCAATAACTGAATCTGTTAATTAACATTTATGACTGAAAAAAGAGGTTATTATACTCTTGATATAGGAGGTAAAAAACGTACTTTGCATTTTTCTATGAATTTTTGGGCGACATTTACAGATATTATGGAAATATCTTTAGATGAATTAGGTACTTTATTTATTAAAGGTGTATCACTAAAAGCAATTATAAATATTGTATATGTAGGTATCTTAACTTACGATCAAGAAAATAAAAAAGAAATAGATTATAATAATTTTGATGTTGGTTCTTGGCTTGAAAATGTAACTGCCGAAGAAATAGAAAAAATTGTTCAAACAATGACTGAATCCAGAATTTTGGGCAATGATTTAAACGCTGGTTTAGATCGTAAAAAAGATACTTCAAAAAAAAAATAGCTAAAAACACTACTTGGGAAGATATGATTGATTTCTATATCGGTTATATTGGTGTTAATCCAAATGATTTTTGGACAAATACGTTCAAAGAAAATAAATTATTATCCGAAGCGTATGTAAATGAAAAAAATGTTATTTGGGAACAAACAAGATATCTTGCAACTATGTTACATAATGTCCAATGTAGTAAAAAATCACAAATGATAAAACCACAAAATTTATTTGAATTACCACAAGACAATATAAAAAAAGAAAATTCAAATCCATCAACTAAAGAAGAATTTGAAAAATTTAAAAAATTAGTAGATAATAAGTTGAATAAAAAATAACTATTTTTGTAACATGTTAGGAGGTGATCAAAATCTTAGAGTTAATTTAATAGGAGATAGTACTCAATTAAACGCTGCATTAACAAAAGCAAGTAGTAAATTAAAAAATTTTAGTGCAGGAGTTGGAAGAATTGGTCAATCACTTACAACAAGATTAACTTTACCATTAGGTATCGCTGCGGCAGCTGCTATAAAAACAGGAATGGATTTTGATAAATCTATGACTAAAATTACTACGTTAGTTGGTATATCTACAGATACAGTANATTCTATGCGTGGTGCAGTAAAACAACTTGCAACTGATACAGGTGTAAGTGCAAATTCTACCGCAGACGCTTTGTTTTTTATAACATCAGCAGGTTTAAGAGGACAAGACGCTTTAGATGTTTTGGCAGCAAGTGCTAAAGCAAGTGCTATTGGTTTAGGTGAAGTTAAAACTGTTGCTGACGCAGTAACAAGTGCAGTGAATGCTTATGGTATAGAAAATTTATCTGCTGAACAAGCAACAGACGTCTTAACTGCTGCAGTTCGTGAGGGTAAACTCGAAGCAGATAGTTTGGCACAATCAATGGGTAAAGTATTACCTATTTCATCTCAATTAGGAGTAAGATTTGACGAAGTTGGTGCTGCATTAGCTGCTATGTCAAGAACAGGTACTGACGCTGCTATGGCAAGTACTTCATTACGTGGTATTTTAAGTGCATTATTAAATCCATCATCACAAGCAAAAGAACAATTATCTGAATTTGGTTTATCAGCGCAGGGTTTACGTGATCAACTTGAAGAACAAGGTTTACTATCAGTTTTAGAAACCTTAACAAGCACTTTTGGTGATAATCAAGAAGCAGCAGGTAAAGTGTTCGGAAATGTTAGAGCTCTAACAGGTGTTTTAGATTTAATGGGTAAGAATGTAGATTCGACAAGAGTGATATTTGATAACATGACCGACACTACAGGAACGTTAAATGATGGTTTTAGTAAATTAGAGGGTTCTATGTCATTTAAATTTACAAAGGCGTTACAAAGCGTTAAAACAAGTTTTGGTGAATTAGGAGAAACATTAGGAACTGCAATTTTACCATTCATACAAAAATTAACTACAGGGTTAACTACCATTATAAATAAATTCAATAATATGGATTCAAACAGTCAAAATCTAATTTTGACAATTGGCGCATTAGTTACTGCTTTGGGTCCTTTATTACTTGTTTTATCTGGTGTTGCTACTACAATTGCAATAATTACAAGTCCTGTAGCTTTAGTAGTTGCAGCAATAGCATTAATTGCTTTAGGTATTGATCACGCAATTTCAAGAATAGATTTAATAAAATTAAAATTTGAACAATTTGGTGCAAATGCAAAAATAATAGCAAAAGCAATTGGTGATAGTATTTTAGCAATTTTTAACCCTAAAAAACAGAAAGAAATTTCAAAAAATATGGCAATCGCTTTACGTGATTTAAATGAAGGTTTTGATGAAGAAATTTCTAAATTAGATATTGATAAAAGTTTAATTGATAAAATAGTTGATACAGTAAGTAATGTAAAACAACATTTTCAAGCAGCAGGTACAAGTCTTGGTGAAGCAGTGGTTGATGGTACAGAAAAAGCTTTACAAACCACAGGAGTTGTCTTACAAAATGTAGCAATTGAAGCAGGTGCAGTTACTTCAGAACAATTAAGTGCAAATTTAAGACCTTTATACGAAGAAACTCAAACCTTTGGACAACAAATTTTACCACAAGTTGGTCAAGCATTAACCGATAGTTTTGCAGCAATTGCACAAGGAGAAAATCCTCTACAGCGTTTAATTACAACAATAAAAGCATTAGTTGTTAGATTGTTAGCAGCAGCCGCAGCCGCAGCAGTGTTATCTTTTTTCTTAGGAGGTCCAGGTGGTGCAATGGGAACATTTAAAGGATTTAGTGGTTTGTTTAAAGGATTTAGTGGTGGAATAGAATTAGCAAGTGGTGGAATTGTAACAGGTCCGACAAATGCTCTTATTGGTGAATATCCTGGTGCTCGATCAAATCCTGAAGTAGTTGCACCATTAAATAAATTGCAATCATTATTGGATAAAAGAAATGGTAATATGCAAGGTCAATTTATTTTACGTGGTCAAGATTTAGTTTTAGCTCTACAAAAAGCAAATAAAAATAGAAACCGTTTCATGTAATGGCGATATATGGTGTTAAATACGAATTAGATTTTTCTGATGTAAAAGGAAATGTTAGAAATCTACAAATACTTAAAAAAGATTATGCTGGCGAAGTAAAATCTATTGTAGGTACAGAAAATCCTGTTATAATTAGATATAATAATGATGATGATTTTTATAATCCAATTATAGGTTCATCTTGTATTTTAAATATAAAAAGAACAGAAACTGTTGAATATGAAGAATTCCAAGCATTTGACGAAAGAGAATTTAAAATTAGAATAAATATTGGAACAGATGATGTACAACAAGATTTAGCTTCACCATTATGGGGTACAGTTGAAAGCTTATGGGAATCTGCAGATATTACATGGGGTGCAGGTACAGTTTTTAGTACTTATTGGGAAGGATTTTTAGTTTTAGACACGCATTTTAAATCTATACAAAGTGATCCCTATGATATACAATTAAGGGCTATGGATAATTTAGGAACATTAGACGCTTATTTAGTTCCTGATGGTTCAATAAACACAAATGACGATGGAACAATTAAAACAGGCGATACAGATCAAACAATTTTTAACAGTGCCTTTTATTATATAACTGAGATATTAAAAAAAACAGGTTTAGATTTTAATATTCATATACAAAATAAAATAAGAAAAAAAATTAGTGGACGTGTTAATAATGCTTTGCTTACAGTTTATCATGATATCCAAATAAATGAGTATTCATTAATGGATAATTTTTCTCAAAAAAATAGTAAAGAGGTTTTAGAGAGTTTGTTGAGAATGACAAACTCAAGAATATTTCAAGCAAATGGTTCATGGTTTATTATATCAAATTCTAATTATTATGATGATTCAATAGTGCCAGATCCAACGTTAGTAAGTACTGATCAAGACCAATTATTATCAAATCCTGAAGTTGTTAATAATACTCCAACATTAGACACTACAGCATTAACCGCCACAGTTAGT